AAGTACGCAATGGGGCATGGCATCTTGCGTCCAGAGTGTTCTGTAGAAATCAAATCTGCTTAATCTAATTTTTGGGTTGGCCTTTAATCGGGTCAACCCTTTTTTTTAATGAGGACATCATGACAAAACCAACGTCTATGACCGAACTAGAAGCGGTCAACGTTTTGCTGACAACAATCGGCGAAGCTCCTGTTAACACACTTACAGGCAATCAGGTTACAGATGTGACAATCGCTAACCAAGTGCTGACTGAGGTAAGCCGTGAGGTTCAAGCTCAAGGCTGGCACTTTAATACTGAAGATAAAGTTGTGCTTAGTCGTAACGAATTTAAACAAATAGTTGTACCTGCAGATGTTGCACGTATCGACACACCAGACTTCAATACAGTTGAGAGAGATGGACTGTTATTTGATCTATCATCTAGATCATCAGAATTTCAATCAAGTGTTGAAGCAACAATCGTATATTATAGAGACTTCTTGGCACTACCTGATGTAGCTAAACGTTACATTACTACAAGAGCCGCACGTATATTTTCAGACCGTATGCTTAATTCAGAGACTATTAGTAAAATGGTATCAAGAGATGAACATAAAGCGTTAATTGATCTGAAAGATTTCGAAGGAGATACAGCGGATTATAACATGATGGATAGCTATTCAGTATCGCGTGTAATGAACCGTGGAAATAACCGTAGGATGATCTAATGGGTATGATAAGTTCTGCTATCCCCAACTTGGTACAAGGTATATCGCAACAATCTCCAGCTCTAAGATTATCATCTCAAGCTGAACAACAGATTAATGCGTTCCCTTCTCTTGTTGAGGGTCTACAAAAGCGACCACCGCTAGAATACGTGGCGACAATGAGTAACTCCGCAACAACGGGGTCATTCACACACTTAATAAACAGGGACATATCAGAACGTTATTTCATGTTTATTAACGCTAGTAATCAGATTTCTATCTATGACCTAGCTGGTAATCAGAAAACCGTTACTTACCCTAATGGTACTGCTTACCTAAACAGCACAACACCAGCTACTGATTTTAGAGCTGTTACAGTTGCTGATTATACATTCATTGTTAACTCAACACAGACAACAGCAATGAGTACACAGCTAACCCCTTCATATCCATTTACAGGATTAATAGCTGTTAAACAGGGTGATTATAACCAAAGATACACTGTATATTTAGACGGTAGTATTGCCGCTAACCACGTAACATCTGAAACAGATCAAGTTACAACACGCACAGATGAAATTGCCACAGCATTAGCTACAGCAATTAATGGTGTTTCTAACTTTTCAGCACAGGCTGATGGTTCAACAGTTGTTATAACCAAGACAGGTAATGCTACATTTGATCTAGCTACATATGATAGTTTAGGAGATACAGGTCTAAGTCCAACTGTAGGTACAGTACAAAGGTTTGATGACCTACCTGCAAATGCTCCTGATGGTTATATAGCACACGTACAAGGCGATCAAACAAACGACTTTGATGATTACTATGTAAAGTTTGAAAGTGATAACGGAACACAAAATAAAATAGGTTCTGGTGTATGGATTGAATGGGCTAAACCTAACATAGAATACGAACTAAACGCCGCAACAATGCCACACCTTTTAATAAGACAAGCAAATGGGACATTCACATTTGAACAAGCAAATTGGGGCGATAGAGCTGTAGGTGATGAAATATCCATAGCAAACCCATCATTCATAGGACAGAAAATTACAGATGTATTCTTCTTTCAGAACCGCTTTGGAGTGCTGGCAGGTGAGAATGTTATTATGTCGAGGACTTCAGATTACTTTGATTTCTTTGCAACGACTGCTAGAAGTCTTTTAGATAACGACCCAATAGACGTAGCGGCTAGTCACGTTAAAGTTTCTACATTGAAACACGCTGTGCCTTTTGACCGTAAATTATTACTATTCTCTGATCAGACACAGTTCATTCTAAAGGGTGGTGATTTTATTACACCTAAGAATACATCTATAAGTCAAACAACTGAGTATGAAGCTAATACAGTTACAAGCCCTGTAAGTGCTGGTAGTGTTGTATATTTCCCTGCCAAGCGTGGTGGGTTCACATCGGTTAGAGAATATTATGTTGTTGATGATACAGATAGATCAGACGCTACAGATATTACATCTCACGTAGCTAAGTATGTTCCTGACGGTGTTTATAAGTTAGCGGCTAGTACCGCTGAAAATGCATTAATTATGATGTCTTCTTTAGCTACAGATACAATATTCTTATATAAGTATCATTGGGCTGGGCGTGAGAAAATGCAATCGTCTTGGTCTAAATATACATTTGATAATAGTGAAGTATTAAATGCTGAATTTATAGAAAGCACATTATATGTTGTTTTAAATAAATCAGGTAAAACTCTACTAATGCAAATACATTTTGATGCAGGTCGAAGTGATAGCAATCAAGATTATGTTACCAGATTAGACTATCGATTATCTAACGCAAACGTTAGTAAAGCATATAATAGTTCAACTAATCAAACGACAATAACAACTCCATATACTATGAATAATCCAGTTGTAGTAACTAGAGGTACAAATCAAGGTACTGTGTTAAATAATGTGAGCGCGTCAGGTACAACAATTATCGTATCAGGCAATCATACATCAACAGAATTCTATGTAGGTGAACGTTACACAATGACTTATGAGTTCTCTGAGCCTACGCTTAAAGAACCTACATCATCTGGTGGACGTGTTGCGATTACTGGTGGACGACTACAGATCAAACATTGGCTACTAAGATATCAAGATAGTGGTGATTTTAAGGTCAGCGTTATACAAAAACAAAACTCACAAGCACAAGAATACATCTTTACAGGTCGTATTATTGGTGGTGGTTCTAACTTACTTGGCTCTACAGCATTAGATAGTGGAGACTTTAGGTTTCCAGTTATGTCTAAAGCTGAACGAATACGAGTATTAATAGAGAGTGATAGCCACCTACCCTGCCAATTCTTATCGGCAGAATGGGAAGGCAATATGCACCTCAGAAGTAGAAGAGTAAATGGATAATAAACTACTAACACCAACAACGGTGGAAGATGTAGATTTTATCGCTCCTAAATTAAGACAAGCAGATTATGAAGAATGTAAAGCGGCAACAGGTAATGAGCCTCTAGGCGTTCTTCATAATGGCCTTGATATAGGAGACATAACACTAACCCTACGTTCACCTAATGGTGAGCGTGTGGGTCTGTGTGGTGTGGTAAAATCTGATTTAGAAAACGCAGGGGTCGTCTGGATGTGCGCTACAGATGACATCTATCAATACCAGATGACTTTCTTGCGAAACAGTAAAGAAGCTTTGGCCTACTTAGGTCAAGACTATTCATTACTATATAACTGTGTAGATGCCCGAAACACTGTCCATATGAAATGGCTTGATTGGATGGGCTTTACGTTCATCAACAAGCACGAAAACTACGGGGCTGAAAGCAGACCCTTTTACGAATTTGTAAGGATTAATAAAAATGTGTGACCCAGCAACCATAATGACTGCCCTAAAAGTAGGTGGTGCAGTAATGGAACAAAAAGCAAAAGCAGACCAAGCGGCGGCAGTCGCTAAAGCCTCTAAAGACGCTTACTTCATAAAGAGTAAGCAATCAAACTTACGCCTATTACAAGAACAAAATAAAGCATCTGAGATAAAACAAGATGCTGATTTAAAAGCCATGAAAGCACAAGGAACAGCGTTAGCTGTAGCTGGTGGTTCTGGGGTTCAAGGTAGAAACGTTGACCAGCTTATAAATGATTTTGAACGTTCTGAAGGCATAATGACAGCAAGAGTTGATAGTCAACTTAAAGGTATGCAAGCTCAGAACGAAATGGATAAACTCGCTTTCCAATCTGAGGCGCAAAACAGAATAAACTCAAACCCACCACCAAGCTTTGCTGAAAGTCTATTTGCAGTCGCAGAACCTTTAGCAAACTATAAGTTGGATATGGATGAGAAAAACGCTCAACGAACATTCGATATAGGATAGGAGAATAATATGGCACGACCAGTAGTGGGTAATCCATTCGAAAACCAAATACCAAATACATCTCCTACTGCTAGAGTTGTAGAGACATATGTACAACCAGTTAAGAATAACGACTTCGCTAAGTTAACAGAAATGTTAAACCGTTTAGACCCAAAGGTTAAACGTAACGAAGAGAATAATCAAAAACGTGCAGATGAAACAGCGTACAAAGAAGGTACGAGATTATATCAAGAAAACAGAATTGCTATGGGCGAAGCTGTTAAAGAAGGTCTAATACCAGAAGGTGCAAGTCCTTATTTAAGAAAAGGTTATCGTGAGTCACAGATGAACACGTTAGCCATGAGATATACAGGTGAACTAGAGGCCGCATTAGCGTCTGAAAACCTACATCATAACGACGACCCTAATGTAGTTAATAAATTTATTAGTGATTTCCAAGCTGATTTCGTAGAAGCAAATGGTATGTCACAATTCTCTGACGCAGAAATGGCAACTAACTTTGGTACGTCAGCGGCTAAAGCAGAAGAATTATTTAGACAATCTTGGCAGAATAAACATATCGAATGGCAGAAAGAAGAGAACTACAAACAACTTGGTAACGAGGTATATGAAGCTGTCTCTACTATGCTTACTGATGATATGGATGAAGTATCCTATATGACAAACCGTGGGATGTTTGGTGTGTGGTTAGAAGAAACAGCCGCCAAATATTCAGTAAACGGTGCAAACAACGCTAAAGTATTAGACACAATAATTGATGCTGTTGGTATGCACGTACAAGAAACTGGTGATTTAGAAGTCTTAGAGGTTTTTAAAGACACTAAATTTGGTACAGATTTTGTAGGTAATTCTTTATATTATAAGAAAAAAGAAAACGCGATTATAACTAAATCTATACAGATAGAGAACGCTAGGATTGCTAGAGAAGAAAAACTATTAGATAAAGAAAATGAAGTAATTCGTGCAAACTCCGCACAATTCCTTATTGATTATATTAACGACCCAACACCAGAAAATGAAACAATTTTAAGAGGTCAAATATTTAAATTAAGGATGTCGTCTGAAGAGAAAAACACTTCATTAGCAATATCTTACAACAATACTTTAAAGTCAATCGAGAAAGCTCAACAACTTGGTGGACAAAATAAAACTGCAGAAAGCGAACTAAATTTAGATGCGGCTTTAAGTAAAGCTAAAACCTATGAAGAAGCTTCTGATATTATTTTAAGATACGCAGAAGACGGTAAGGTTACTGTAGAAGGTGTTAACGCCAAACTAAATATCTGGAAATCTCAATATAACCCTGAGTTAGACGATAAACTTAATTTAGATTTTGTAGGTCAATCTGTAGAATCTGATTTGTTAAAAGACATACAGCAAATGTTTAAAGGTAACATGGAAGACTTTGATGACGCTAGACATCAGAGAGCAATCCAAGTTGGCTCAGAATACAGGCAATTCGTGAGAATAGGTGTTGAAAAGTTCATAAAAGATAATGGCGGTAGATTTCCTAGTACCATTGAGAGGGACGAAATCACAATGAACGTATTTAGAGTATTAGTAGATAAATACGCAAATGTTTTAGAGAAATTAAGCGATGCAGTTATGACAACTGGAACTAGCAATATTCCAGAAAACCTCAATAACTAATAGAAAGATTATAAAATGGAAGAAGAAGAATTCAAAGACGCACAACAGCGTCTTAAAGGCGGCTTGCTGTCTTCTACAGACTTCATATCCAAATACGGTCAGGATAAATATAATTCGACTATTGGTGTTATTGAGGCAGTACAGGAGACTAATGTTGTAGAAGCCGAACCAGAAGGTACTGGCTTCTTTGGTACTCTTGCCGACATGGGCGAAGGTATCTTAAACGGTATCGAAGGAGCTATCAACGAAACAGCACAGACAGTTAATAGTGCTGGCGAGTGGGTGGAAGATAAGCTTGGTACAGGTCGTTTAGTCTGGGAAGACAATGACGGTGATGGTAAAGCTGATAGTATGATACCTACCTACTGGGATAGGGAAAAGGTTGTAGCTAACAAAGATAAGCTAGATCAAGACATTATCACTAAAGCTGTAGAAAACTTAAACATTATTGATGACGAACGTGAAACCATGATTGGTGGTTTTACTGAAGGTATCTCACAGTTTGTTACAGGATTTGTTGCACTTGGTGGAGCAAAGACTTTTGTTGGTGCAATGCTTAAAGGTGGTATCGTTGATGCTACTGTGTTTGACCCATATGAAGCTAACATATCATCTCTTATTGAAGATAGCTTTTTAGCGAACCCAATAACTGAAGCACTTGAAATGGATGTAGACGCACCCGAATGGGAGAACCGCCTACGAAATTCTATTGAAGGTGGTGTTACTGGACTAGCTTTAGAAGGTATTATTAAAGGTGTTAAGTTCTATATGCTTGGCGGTAAAGCTAAAGCAGAGATAAAGAAACTAGGTAAAGTATCTGATGAAACAGCGGCTAAACTAGATGAAACACACGCAGAGTTAAATGAAATAGAAACTCAAAGCGGTAAACCTGATAAGCTTGTAGCTAATGATGATGGTACACTTGAAGCACCTGATGGTACTAAATTTAAGCCTAATGAAGCTGGTGATGATCTAGTAGAAGTCCCTAAGACAGAAGCTGAGATTAAAGCTGAAAACGAATTGAATGCTAAAACAGCGGAAGCGTTAGCGTCAGACGACCCTGCAAAAGCAATGAGTGAGCTAGATATCCCTGCAAATGCTAAAGCAGATGTAGAGATAAAGACATCTGATGAAGCAAAGAGTGAGATACTACAGGCACAAGTAGAGCCTAAAGTAATCAAGCCAAAAGCTAAAGTTCCTTTAATTAAGAAAGAAGACTTTGAAAAAGCTTTATCAAGAGCATTTGAGAGTGGTGACACTGAATTAGTATCTATTGAAGATGGTGCATTCTTTAACTCAAGAAATATGAACCAGCCGATTGAGGGTGCTAAGATTCTTGAAGAATTCACAACTGTACTGAGAGAGTCTAAAACATTCAAAAAGATGAAGCTAGATAAGCCTCAAACACTTGATGATGTACATAGAGGCGCAATTAAATATATCGCAGATGCTTCTGGCACAAACCCTAACAACATCATTAAAGAACTAAATATCACTGAAACAATCACAAGAGATTTATCTGAGAAGATAGTTGCAGGTAAATTTGCTATACAATCTATGAGTGACGAAGTTGGTAGACTTTCAAAAGAACTGACTGAAAAGAAAGAACTTGGCACACTTACAGAAGTCGATGAAAATAAGTTTGTAGATATGATGCAAGCAACTATGGAAGTAGTAGCAAACGTTAAGTCACTACAAACATCAGCGGCTAGAGCAACAAGCGCAGGTAGAGTTGTCACTGACAATTCTCTTGGTACTGACTTTGTAAATAGAGTTGATATGTTTGGTGGTAGTGAGAAGGTAAGAAAACTAGCTCAAGAATTATCTAAAGTTACTAACAGTAAACAGCGTACCAAGACTATATTTAAAGCGGCAGAACGTAAGTGGTTACGTGTTCTAAATGAATATTGGATTAACTCTATTTTAAGTGGTCCGACTACACATATGCTCAATATGACTTCAAACAGTGTTAACCTTATGATGAGACCTGCAGAACGCGCAGTAGGTGCGGTTTTAAGTGGAAACTTAAAAGAAGCTAAGACCGCAATGAAGATGTATACATATTATATATCTAACTTTTCTGATGCCATACAATTAGCGGCTAGGTCTGGCTACAACATGAAGCCTATACTAGATGAAAGTGTTAAGGTTGATAACGCAATGCAAGGTACTAACCCCCGTGCAATATCATCTGAATACCTTGGAGTTAAGAGTGGGACGTTAGACATACTAGGCAAAGCGTTAACTATACCATCTCGTATGTTAGGAGCTGAAGATGAATTCTTTAAGCAACTTTCTTACAGGTCACATCTACAAGCTAAGATAGCTACTGACGCGGCTTACATGGATATCAAAGATATTCAAAAAGCTGGATTTAATACACGACGTGAGTGGATTGAAGATACGTTTGAAAAAGCATTTGTCACAAAGATAGATGCTGAAGAAGCTTGGTCGGATGCTGTTATAACTCGCAGAGTTGTAGACGACCCTAAAGTTAAAGAGAAGTTCATTGAGAATGCTATTGGTTCTGCTAACAAGAATAGTAGTTATTCATCAGCGGCGTTGCTAGAAGCTAGACAGGCTACATTTACACAGCCACTAGAAAAAGGAACATTCTCTGGAAACTTCCAAGGGTTTGTAAATAAACACCCGTTAATGAGACAGTTAACACCGTTCATTCAAACACCAATGAATATCTTAAACCAAGCTATAGATAGAACACCAGCGTTTAATCTATTAAGAAAGCAGTACAAAGATGAATGGAATAACGCTGACCCATCTATAAGAGCGCAAGCTAGAGGTAAGATGGCTATGGGTATTGCTATTTATGGTACTCTATCGGCTCTCGCCCTTAATAATAAGCTATCTGGAGGTGGTCCGACTGACCCAAAACTAGCTAAATTATGGCGTGAATCAAAGGATTGGCAACCATACTCAATTAACTTTGGTACAGATGAAAAGCCTTACTGGGTTAGTTATGCTCGATTAGACCCTTGGACTACATCGTTTGGTATCGTAGCCGATATCAATGAAATGATTGTAGCAGGTCAAATGGCAGATAACGATGCAACAGACCTAATGGCTATGTTTGTAGCGGCGGCAGGTAATAACATCGTATCTAAAACATACCTACAAGGTATCTCTGATACAGTAAGCTTAATGAATTCTAAAGATAGTCCTTGGGAAATTGAGAACTTCTTTAAGCAACGAATGGCATCATTACTACCGTTATCTAGTCTTACAAACCAGACAGGTAACATGAATGATGAATATTTACGTGACACTCGTAGCTACTTAGATAAGCTTAGAAAGCAATCAGGAATTGGTCGTGATGGTCTTACTATCAAATACAGTTGGATAGACGGACAGCCTTTAGACACACCTGATAGACTTAAAGGTTTCGTACATATTACCAAAAAAGGTCTTGAAGAGAAAGATGTTGGCACAGCTTTAATTAACAAAGAAATGCGTAAATTAGGTTATAGATTTCAAGGTGCAACCAGAAAAGTAAAAGGCGTAGAGCTTACTGCAGATCAGGTAGAACGTTGGAATCAATTAATGGGTTCAATGAAATCTGGCTCAAGAACTTTAAATGAAAAACTACAAAGAGTTATCAAAAGCAAAAAATACAATAAAGACGGTGAAGATTACGGTCTAGTATCAGCTTCAGAAAGTCACAGGGTAGCTATGCTTAATAGAGAAATTAAGCGTTACAGGGATAAAGCGTTAAGACAGTTAATGAAAGAATATCCAGTTATACGTGAGCAAACAAAGGCTTACAGGAAGTTCCTAAGAAACAGTCAGCGTAATAAACCTGCAGTAAAACCAGAGACAATTCTGGATAATCTAAGACTCGATTAACAACTACAACGGCCTCGCTTCGGCGAGGTCTTATTACAATATAGGAGATATGGATGGCATCCATTGTAAACTATGTCGCTGACGGTGCGACGAACCAGTTTCAAATACCGTTCACATACATAAATCAAGCAGACGTAGTTGTTACCGTAAATGGGACAGCTCCAACTTTTACATTTTTAAACTCAACAACAATTAATATAGCCGCAACACCTACATCTGGTGCTAAAGTTATTATAAAACGTGTTACACCATTAAATGCTCTAGTAGACTTTACAGATGGCTCAACACTATTTGAGGCTGATTTAGATTTAGCCCACCAACAAAACAGACTAATAGCTGAAGAAAGTAGAGATAGAGCTGATAGTGCTATAGCTACAATCAATGCAAATATTGATGATGTTAATACTGTAGCAGGTATTGCAAGTAACGTTACAACAGTCGCAAATAATACTACGAATGTGAATTCAGTAGCTAATAATATGGCTGAAGTATTAACTGCAGATGATAACGCCGCTACAGCTACAACTAAAGCTAATGAAGCATCAGCATCTGCATCAACAGCATCAGCTCAAGCAACAATAGCTACTACAAAAGCTGGTGAGAGTTCTGCAAGTGCGGCGGCATCGTTAGCATCTGAAAATGCCACGTCTGTCTCAGAAAGCAATGCGTCTGCTTCAGAAACTGCAAGTGCAAATAGTGCAACTGCATCATCTAATAGTGCCAGCGCAAGTGCATCTAGTGCCGCACAATCAAGTGCTAGTGAAACTATAGCGACAACCAAAGCCGCTGAAGCTGTTGTATCAGCCAATAATAGCGCAGTAAGTGCAACTAATAGTGCAAACTCAGCTACTACAGCGACAACAAAAGCCGCAGAAGCAAGTGCATCTCAAAGTGCGGCGGCAACATCTGAAGCAAATGCGTTAAGCTCAAAGAATGCGGCGGCAACTTCAGAAACCAATACGGCAACTTCAGAAAATAATGCGGCTACAAGTGAAACTAATGCGGCTTCAAGCGAAGCTGTGGCAAGTACAAAAGCTTCAGAAGCTTCGACTTCAGAAACTAATGCCGCTTCTAGCGAGGCGAACGCATCAAGTTCAGCCTCAACTGCAACAACTCAAGCTGGTATATCTACAACAAAAGCCAGTGAAAGTGCCGCAAGCGCGGCTTCAGCGTTATCTGATAAAAATGACGCACAAACTGCAAGAGTAGCGGCAGAAACCGCTGAAACTAATGCGGAAACTGCAGAAACAAATGCGGCTTCAAGTGCATCATCGGCATCTAGTTCAGCGTCGAGTGCATCATCGTCAGCCGCAACATCGACAACTAAAGCTGGCGAAGCATCTACATCAGAAATTAATGCCGCCGCTAGTCAATCTAGTGCGACTGCATCAGCCGCTACAGCTACAACTCAAGCTGGCATAGCGACAACAAAAGCTGGTGAAGCATCTACTTCAGCAAGTAATGCGGCAAGTTCAGCGTCTTCAGCACAGGCATCAAAGGATGCGGCTTTAGCGGCACTAGATTCATTTGATGACAGATATTTGGGACAAAAAGCAAATAATCCATCAACTGATAATGACGGAAACACATTAATTGCTGGTGCTTTATATTTTAATACAACTGACGACACTATGAAAGTGTATGAAGGTTCTTCTTGGGTAGCCGCTTACGCTTCATTAAGTGGTTCTGTGTTACAATCTAATAACCTTTCAGACTTAACAAATACGACTGATGCAAGAGCAAACCTTGGGTTAGGCACAGCGGCAACTACAGCGGCGACTGCATATGCTACAGCGGCACAAGGTACTACGGCAGACAATGCGTTACCTAAATCTGGTGGAGCAATGACAGGTGCTATTACAACAAATAGTACATTTGACGGTGTTGATGTAGGACAACTTAAAACAGACTTCGATAATCTAAGCACAGATATTATAAGTGATACAAGCCCACAACTTGGTGGAGCGTTAGATGTTAATGGTCACTCAATTAGCTTTGGTGATAATGAGAAAGCTAGATTTGGTAATGCTGATGATTTACAGCTATATCACAATGGTTCACATACATTTATTACTAATACTACTGGTAATATGTATCTACAAGATGATGGTTATGTTGAGATTGGTAGTTCATCAGGTGAAGTTTATATAGGTGCTATTAAGGATGGTGCTGTAAATCTACGTTACGACAATTCAAAGAAAATTGAAACAACATCAAGCGGAATTTCAGTAACAGGAAACGTAGCTGTAACAGGCACGGTAGACGGACGTGACGTAGCATCTGATGGTAATAAGTTAGATGGTATTGAATCTAATGCTAAGAATGACCAAACAATTACTGCTGGTTCTGGATTATCAGGTGGTGGAACTGGTAACGTAACACTAAGCCATGCTGATACAAGCAGTGTAGGTAATGCTAATAATAGTGGTAATACATTTATCCAAGACATAAACTTTGACACATATGGACACGTTACATCTGTAGGCACTGGAACTGTTTCAGTTGGTAATGGCACACTTACAGTACAAGGTACTGGTGCTTTAGGTGGTTCTGGTACTTTTACAGCTAACCAAAGTGGTAATGCTACAATTAGTATTAGTCATGATGATACATCATCTCAAGGTTCATCAAATAACTCAGGAAGAACATACATCCAAGACGTTATACTTGATGGATACGGACACGTTACTGGTTTATCTACAGCTACAGAAACAGTCGTAAATACAGACACTAACACAACTTACAGTGCTGGTTCTGGATTGAATTTATCTGGAACAACATTTAGCCACCCATCAGGTAATGGTTATAAACATATTCCTAGTGGTGGTTCATCAGGCCAAGTGCTTCAATATTCATCTGCAGGTACAGCGGTGTGGGCAACTCCATCCTCTCCTGACCCTTTCCCTTCAGCTCCAACTTGGACAAACCCTAATGCTACTTACACATCAAGCGGTTCTTGGAGTAAACCTTCAGGTATAGCAGATGGTGATTGGGTTATCTTTCATCTAATTAGCGGCGGCGGTAGTGGAAACGCTGGCGGACACGGTTCTGGCGGTAAAGGTGGCGCACTTGTTTTAGCTATAAAAGGCGCTCATATACCCTCATCAATTTCATATGTTATTGGAGCTGGTGGTGGCTATAACGGTTACGGCGGCTTCGCTAATGTTGGGATAGTAAGCACAATAACTATTTCTGGAAAAACCTTTACATCAGGTCAAGGCGGTGGAGCAAGTTATTATACTACTAGCGGTGGTCACGGCAATGGTGTTCTAGCGTGGCCTGGTGGCTCAAGCCCTGCAACTATCCTTACAGTAGATGATGTAAGAGGTGGCGGCTCTTTAGGGGGTGGTACTATCAACTCAGGAAATGCAGGTAGTGGTGGTTACTACGGCGCAGGTGGTAATGGTGCGCTTAGAATTCACTATTAATAATAAATACTTATATAGGAGTACAATATGGCTAACTATGCTATAGTAACAGATGGCGTTGTGGCTAATGTAATGGTTTCTGATACTCAACTCGATACATCTTGGGTACTTTGTACTGAAGGTGTTTCCGTAGGTTGGGAATATGATGGAACGAATTTTAGCCCACCGTACAGAAAACACAGAAATAACTTATTGAAGGAGACAGACTTTTACGCATTGTCTGATGTTACAATGAGTTATGAAATGACTGCTTACAGACAAGCGTTAAGAGACTTACCAGATCAAGAAGGCTATCCAGATAATATATCTTGGCCTACAAAACCTAGTTAATGACTAATGTTAAAGCTCAAGTTATTTTGGCAGAGGTTCACTGAAGCGTGGACTTCTTGCCTTCTATGCATGGTTCAAGGAGACCTGACGGTTATATCGTTAAATCATGCATTCACCGCAAGTAAGACGGGATTTACTGCCGCGTTAGCATACGTTGCATTAAGTTATTCTACTAAATTTAGTGGAAGCAAAATAGCCGCAGTATGGCTAATTAGCACTTGTACAATGCTTGCTGATTTACTCATACACCCCACACACTTTGGGGCTGAGATGTCAGAAGCCATATGTACAGGAATAGGTGCTGGACTAATAGCCTATGTTTCAATTTCAATTTTTAAAAAGTAAGAGGTACATATGACCCAACAGAACTCGACTTGGCATCTGTCCAAGAGTGTACCAGCTACATTATTATTTGGTTTGGTAACTCAAGGTGCGGCAATCGTTTGGACGGTATCGACCATGAATGGAGATATAGAACGTAATGCATCCGACATACAACGTAATAGAATGGACTTATCTAACTCTATGATGCGTATAGGTGATGTAGAAAACAACGTACAAACACAAGCCGTTGATATGGCTGTAATCAATTCTAACATTCAATTTATCAAGGATGCCATTGCAAAAATGGCACAAGACTAAGGAATAACCAAATGAAACTAGACCCTCTCGGCGGTATCGTCGAAGGTCTTGCTTCTGGTTTAGATGAATTATTTACAAGTGATGAAGAGCGTGAGGCCGCTAAGTTAAAGTTAATGACTTTGATGCAACAGCCTCACATTCTCCAAGCGGCGGCAAATATTGAGGGTGCAAAACATCGTTCAGTGTTTGTCGCTGGTTGGCGACCTGCTATCGGTTGGATAGCGGCGTGTGGCCTAGCTTATGAATTTTTAATCTTGCCATTCGCAAGCCTAATAAACGCATATGCAGAATTACCTGCAGAACTACCACATCTACAAAGCGAACAACTTATGAGCCTTGTCATGGCCTTACTAGGACTTGGTGGCATGAGAAGCTTTGAAAAATATAAAGGAGTGTCCAAGTGACTGAGAAACAACTCTTAGAACTACTACACAAAACTTTAGCAGAGAACTTACTAGCACGTATACAAGACCCTGATGCAAAATCAGCAGACCTTAACGTTGCCCG